TGTGTCCGCGGTTTTCGCTAACCGAAGTGACGTAGTCACTAGACTCGAAGAGTCTGACGTAGTCACTAGACTCGAAGAGTCTGACGTAGTCACTAGACTCGAAGAGTCTGACGTAGTCACTAGACTCGAAGAGTCTGACGTAGTCACTAGACTCGAAGAGTCTGAAGTAATTTATTCGAAAATTGCGTCAGCGCCGTAGACGGAAACGCCTTGGATGAAGATTCCCAGACAGAGGGCATGGAAAACGCGACTGGGGCGCTCTGGAAATCGTGAAAACGATATAAAGAAGGCTGAGAAAAACCAGTGGTGGATGTGGAGATTGACCGATTTTATAAGGAAAGCGGGGAACAGTAGCACACTAGCAATACAACACGCGCTGACGTGGAAGAGGAGTTCTTTGTAGTAGTAGGCTAGGCTTATATTTTTAATGAGGAACGGGACAAAAATGCAGAGATTGAGAATGAAAATGGTCCACAGCGTTGCATTCCACTGGGAGATATTGGAAGTTGAGAAAACGTAATGGTTCCAGACATCCCAGGGGATGCTTAAAATTATAATAGGAATTATGTAGATGGTGAGATACAGGAGAGACTCAGTATGAAGAGGCAAGTGTTTGACTTGGGTGGGTTCGACCATAACGGGGGGGTAAGAAATGAAAAATAAGCTTGTAGAAATGGCAAAGATGAAATATATATCGTTGTAGAAGTCTAAGATGGGTTTAATGGTGATCCAGGCGATTAAGAAATGGGTGGTTTGGAGCAAAATTATAAAAGTAACATATTCCTCCCATTTATGATAGGACTCCGTAATATAAGGGAGATACGTTTTTTCAGTCATCCGGTACCAGCATAGTAATTTTTGTTTTAATAAAGGGCGAATAATCATAATGATATTACCGATCTCTTCTTTTAAGATTTCATAGGATTTTTTAATTGAAATGGATGGAAATGTATGCTTGGACTTTGGGAGGGACATCGTTTGCTTCTAGAACTAGGGGAGGCATATATACTAAAGTATGTTCACAATAGAGTTTTTTACCGATATACGTGCACTTGAAATCGCCATTCAAAATATCTTTCCAGGGGAATAAGGTTAAATTCTTATCTTTATCCGGAAGACGCTTGAAATATTCTCTTTTATCTTTTTTGGCAGAAAAGAGTTTGATCATGCCATATATAGCAAGTACGTAGATTCCGTATCCAAGTAAGACGATCAAGAGAGCAGCAATCCCCGATCCTGTAGGATATTTTGATTCGAGTTGTTTGTTGACTTTGTAAGCTGCATAAAACGGCCCACCCAAAATGGCCAAAGCGATACAAAAAGGTGGATTCGCCATACACCCTTCTGCCATTTTATATATATACAAAAAAAAAATACGAAGTATTATACTTCATATTAGTAATACGAAGTATTATAATTAGACGATGCTTCGCCTACAGATGTATTTGCCTAATGCTTTGCGAAAAGGGGTGTTTGAATCGCTCCCCCACCCCTCTCCCTTTAACTGGTTCTTTTTTGGGAAAAAATTTTTCGATTGGAAACTTAGAAAACCGTATCTTGAAGTGGACATCCCGTGCCAATTTTATTGCGGCTCTACCGGGGTGAGCTATGAAGTAAAAGGTCCGACAAAATTTTTGATTGCTGGTGAAGGAGAGAACAAAAAAAAGTTGAAACACTTATGCAAAAGAAATGGGTACGGCGGGTACGTACGGCGCCAGGAACAGGCGGCTGGGGAAATGGAACCCCCGCTCCCCTCCGCCGTGGTGTTCTGGGTGTTTCCTGGCGTCGTAACGCCGCTTACGAATTGGAAAAAATGTAACATTCTGCGGTACGCTTCGCGCGATCCAGAGAATTCGTGGAAAAGTATCCAAGACCTCGTCGCCCGGGTCGGTATCGAAAACGCTTCGCGTCGTTTGTACGCTGATGAATAATACGACACGATTGACCGACCACCGGTCGGTGGTGATTAGAAAGGGTAAAAAAATTATCCAACAGTATACTAGAATGCTCAATTATTATATCCCTTTAGTCGCAGTAATTATAGCTTTAATAATATTTATATGGGTAATCTGCGTTGTGATGTCTCTCCAACGAGAAGGGCTGGACGTCTCGGAACTTGATAAATGGGAAGACACGCCTGTAATTCTTCCAACGGATTCGCTGGTTGGACCCCGCGTTACAGCTCAGAATGAGGTTCTCCAGGTGGCTAATGGGGGGAGCCAGAGGATATGGATCGAATGGAAGGCAACGCCCGTTTATGATTCGTACCCCTTTTACCCAGACGACTATATTGGAGACCAAGAGATAGTGAAAACAAAAGGAGGGGGGAGACTCCAAATCGACCCCGGCCAGTATATTCTTTTCCCGTCAAAGAAAGAGCAGATAGAAGGAGTCCGGCTGTGGGCTCTGATGGGATGTACCGACGAGGTCGGCGACTGTACGGTCGGCGCGAATTCGGTCGCGCCCTACTTCGAATTCTTATTCAGCCCTCCGGGGAGCGACGCCGCGGACGGGATCATGGTCGCGGCAGAGACGGGAATCGCCCTCCCTTTCAATTTGTCGTATTTTAGCGGAGACGAGAACGCTGTAACATCGATGATATGTAGCCTCCCCCCCTCGGAATGTCCGGACGAGCTTAAAGCGTGGAATGAGAAGAAAAAGTTTGTCGGGTGTTCCTCGATTGACAAGGACGTCTATACTGGTTTGTTAGCCCAGAATTGTATTGTCACTCAGTCTCCGACAAACAAGCTCGTGGGGTCGGAAATGTTCGATCGGAGTGGCAGCCAATCCTTTTATATCCCCTCGGTGACAGACAATCGATTTAAGCTCACCTTTTATGTTACTGGATTTGAATGGGTACAAAAATGAAAAATGAAAAATGAATTAAATAGAAGAATGGAATTATCATGTACTAACTGCATTAAAAGGAAGAAATGGGAGACGTTTTTAATATCAATGAAGTGTTTGGCGATGAAACAACCTATAAAAATTATCTTAACGGTTTAACCAAAGAAGATGGGGTTTGCGAACATAAAGTGGTGATGGACAGCGGAGATTTTCAAGTGTGTACCGACTGCGGTGACACTAAGGAAATTTTTTCTTACGATCCGGAATGGAGGTATTATGGAGTCCAAGACAACCGGTCGGCTAAGGATCCGTCCCGGTGTAGATACAGCTCGAATACGGCTTCTAGGACGATTAAGAAAGCCCTTGAAGTTAGGAAAATTTCGGACGCTATGGTCGAATCCACTATTAAAAAATACGAGACGGTCGTGGGGAAAAAAACGATGCGGGGGGAAAAACGGAATGGGATTATCGCGATTTGTTTGTGGGTCTCCTTGCGGGAGATTGGAGACTTTCGAACAGTGACCGAAGTCGGCGCCCTGTTCAATCTTGAACGGAAGAATTTGTATAAGGGGCTTCAGACCTATTCGCAGGCGTTTCCGGAAGATCGGACTATTACGGTGACGCCGAGCGATTTGCTGACGCGGACGATTAAGCTCGCTGAAATTCAAGAGTCCTATAAAGACGAGCTGAAGAAGTTGTGTCTTCAATTAGAAAATAAGTCTCGAATGTTGGGGAGGAGCAACCCCCAGTCGGTGGCGGCGGCTATCGTCTGGTTGTTTCTTTGTTTGAATCCAGATGTTAAGGCGGAACATCATTTGTCGAAAACGCTTTACGCTAAACGCGTCTCTCTTTCGGAAATTACGATTTCTAAATTAGCCAAAGAATCTCTTAAAAAATTAAGAGAAAATTCGTCGGTAGTATTTAAAGATATAAAAATTTGAAAAATTATTTTCTTGTTGTTCTTTAAGAATCACTATGTCCGGAGGAAGTCAACCAAATCCTAATTATGCTCTTTACGGAAATCCGCTTCCAAATTTTACTGTTTCAAAAGATCGCGTTGTACATAACCTTCGAATATTGAACGCAGAAACGCTCAGACTCCCTGTGGCGCAGAAAATTCAAATTGATCCGAATTCGCCTAATGGGGTGGGAAATAACAATCCAGCTGATAACGAGACTTTACGTAATGTCATACCTCAAGCAGGAGCTCTTGTCTACTGCGATGAGAAGATTACTCAAAATAAAACGAAAGATCCGTGCTTTGATGGACGCAACCATCTTTATTTCTCAGATGGGGAGAATTGGATTCCTTTGGCTAATTGTTTACCCAAAAACGTACACGACAGCAAGGCGGTTGATTCCTTAGCCCTTACTGTTTTGAGGGGACGACGAAGCGCCCCTGGTAATTGGCCTCGCCGACCGAATGCTCAGGGAGGGTTGGCGCAAGGCGCAACTGCTGTTATTGTCCCTCCGTCCTCCAGTGCAGTTGGAGGTGCCGATACCGGCGTTTCTAATTTCATCCCCTGGCAGGGATTTGATGTTAACTCAGTCCGACCGAATGGCGCGGCAAACAACTGGGACGATTGGGCAAATATTACAAATCCTAGACCTGATGAGTTTAGGCCTAAGCAACCCGAAATGGGGTATATGGAGTTTGTGGTTCCGGAAAATGGAATGTTTCATATTAAGTTTCAAGGGTATTTGGAATACCGAGTAAAATCGGATGGGGATCCTAATACTACCGTTAGTGGAGATCCAAACCTCTTGCCAGGGCCTTTCGCCGACGACGGCAACGACGACGGCAACGACGCCGTCGATCGCAAGGCACGTGAGGGACTTCCGGAGGGTGCAGAGAATCAGAAACCCGACGGCGATCAAGTGTATTTGGGCTTGATTTTCACCGATCCTGGAGCTCCTTTTCCGGGTGTTCTGAATTTTGGTGACAATTTTACTCCCTTGGGACCGATTTGGAACGAATTCTTTTCAGCTCCTCGCCGGATTTTCAGAGAAACCGTGTTTACCAATCCACAAATACGAACTTTGCCCACAGGATATTACGGGACTGCTTGGCCTAAAGCTTTGGGACGGCTCATTCAGTGCGACTGGGTGGTTAACTGCGAGAATATTCGCGGGTCCCCTCTGGCTAATCTCCAGTTCCCATGGCTTTGGAACTTGAATACTGATCGGTTCCAACCAGGTCAAAAAGTCCGTTGCTGGGTCGTTACTAGTTCTAATTCGGAGAAGGCAGACAATGATGATGTCGGTGACTTTCCTGAGGAGTCGTGGAAGAACGTGAAATTTCAATGGAAATACGGAGGAAAATGGTATCAAACTGGTCGGGATTATCCAGATATTAAGCTGGAAGCCGATGCGGTTCCGGACAATTATCAAACGGATGCTCCGAATCCTCCTCCTGGTCGCGGAGGTCCAGCTGGGTTTGTTCAGGGTTTGATTTCTATGTAAATGAGTAAGCGTTGTAGTTTTTCTTCTTTTTTTGAAAGAAGAAAATTTAAAACTTAACAGCCTCTTCATCACTTCCACCGACCAACCACCGGGATCCGGCAGCCTTCGGCGACCGCACATGGACCATTCGGGAACGGCGAAGCCTATCCGTCTTCCGGGGCCGCTTCGCTCCGGGGTTTCGTCGTCGCAAACAGTTTGTAGTTGGTCGGTGGTGATCTAACTCACTCCGACTTTCGGCGATGTGAGTTTGTGTTATTAAATACACAACTTAGTTTTTTTAGTATTACTTGGAATTTAAACTGAAAAATTCATGGCTATAGAAATTCTTGGACTGGTACCCTTGTATTTTAAAACTTCGTGTTGTGTGCGGCCGGGAAACACTAGTAACATTCCCGCCTTGGGTGTAATTTTGATATTTTCGGCGCAGATCATCAGTTCTCCGCCCGGATCCGCGATCGTCGTGTCGGTCTTTACATAGTAGACCCCCACCACGGGGATATTATGGTTGTGTTTGGCATTATAATGCCCTGGTCGATTTACATTGGCCCAAGACGACTTTACTTTAATGGTTTCCCTGTTTAAAAGTTTTTTAACACACTTGAGGATTTCATCGTGTAGTTGAGAGAGAACTTTATCTTTGGTGGTTTTAAACAAATCGTAAGGAGAATGGTAACCCCCCCGGTTGGAAGCAAAAATACCATAGTGGTAATCGGGGTGCCTTCCTGGAAGGTTTTCTAAATAGTTCCACTTTTTTTTGTCGGCGGCTTCTCGCTTGAAAATAGCGTTGGCTAAGTGGACATTGTCTATTTCTTTTAATTCAAACTGAAACACTTGAGTGGATTGCGTCTTATTCTCTTCAGAGACAGAGAGTTCGGTTTTGGTGTCGTCGCTCATTTTTGTTATATATATATATAACAAAATAAAAAAAAAATAAAAAAATTAAATTAGTTTTATACCCATAAGACTTGCCGTAGTTAATTAAAAGTTCCTCATCTTTGTTCACATCTTGTGTTGCATAGCACGTTTGAAGTCGGGTGTCACAATTAAAATGGTAGGGGCTGACATTCTTGTTATTGAAAGAATGGTTCATTATACTGCTATTCCCGAAAGACAAGATGGAATAATTGGACTTGAAATGATGCCGAAAGTAATAGGTATTCAAGATGTTTCGAGAGCGGGATTTAGGGACTTCAATAAATATATTTTTTCTACGACGTCCCCTTTTTTATAATCTTTACCGGCAAAGACCCCACCCAGAATTTGGGATGGTACTTTTTTTAATGTAATTCCACGACTTGCCTATATCGGTATTATTGGTCATGGTGTATATATTAACAAATAAAAATTTAATACATAGTTACTTGTTGGCCCGGTGTTGGCATCGAGACGACCAGTCCTCGCACGCTTCCTGACCGGCGCCGCTTTTGGACGGGGAAGCCCAGTACGGGGATCGGTTCCGTCGCTGGAGGAGGCATTTGTAGGTTCCGTCGTTTCGGATGTCACACCGATCCCCCCAGGGGTTGGGATACTGGCGGGCGTACCACCCTGCCCTGAGGCGATCTTTTAGTTTTTCCTTCGGGGGCTTGAGAACGGGACGGAGCGGGGCGGAAGGAGAGGGCACGCTCCCAGGACGGCCTTGGCACCCCGACTTTTTCCACGCAGAGCCGCCGTGTAAAACGCACGTGTGGTTGATGCTACACGCCCGTCTCCGCCCGTCGGAATGCCGCGGGCACGGCGCCGTGTCACAAACGTTGGTATGGTCGCACACCCGCCGCCGACCTGAGGGCTTCTTAGGAGACTTCTTAGGAGACTTCTTAGGAGACTTCTTAGGAGACTTCTTAACGGGCTTCTTAACGGGCTTCTTAACGGGGGAAGCGGGATGGTGCCCCCCGCTGCAGACCCGCTCCCAAACGTCGAGTCCTACGGTGATGCACCGGTTTTTATTTCCACAAACTTTTCCGCGAGGACAACTTCCTCGCTGGCAAGGAGCAATTCCGGAACAGGGTCTTTTACTCATTTTATAATTAATTAATTATAAAAAACTGAGAATAAAAAAAAAATAATCACTTTGAATCTAAAAAATAAAACAGCAGGTCCGGTTTCTCTCCCCGGTATTCTTTCCACACCCCCTTCCTGGGAAGGGAGGCCAATTCTCGAAACACCGGACCCGAGTCGTTGTAATAGTACCAGGCCTCTGCCAAGCGAATGTACCCGATATAGTGTCCGCCGCCGACCAACGTCGCCACCCCCCCCAGCCGATACCTCCCCTGCATAATCGTTTCCCCAAAGGCACG